CCTTTGGATGGTGCGTTTTTTGGCTTACAGAAAGTACCTTTAGACTACCCTATCAATCGACTAGGCCTGCCAATTACTAACTAACGGGACTATTCCTAAAAATCACTTTTTTAGGGAAATTTAAAATCAAGGATCAGATGTCAGGGGCGGTCGGCTAAAAAAAGAGTGTGAGGTACTAAAGTTTTGCAGACGCTGTCCGCTTTGCCAGGCCAAACATCCCTCAAATTTTTGAATTAACGAATCAGAGGCCGCGTAAGGCAAAATTAACAAATCCGACATAAATCCCAGAAAAGTATTCGGATCTACACCAAAGCCTATATTTAATGCTCCGGCGTTTGTCGTAGTCGCGTTCGCGGTAATTCCACCAGAAGCTAAATTTGCGCCGTTAAGTCTAAGTATAGATTTGGTTGCCGCCGCCCCATTGAATCGCCACACGAGGAGATTGTTTGTCGCCGCGGGGATTGATCCCGTGGTTACTTCGCCGTTAACGACTCCATATAAAGTATTATTGATCACGACCAAGCCAGTTCTCGCGCTGGGGGCCACGTTACCCTGTTGCCAAAACCATCCAGTCCCAGTGTGTCTTGCCAAAACAAAAGTGGTAAGTCCCGATGCTCCGATAAGCGGAGTAAACGTGGCAGTTCCCAGAAGCCGCTGAGTGGATGCAGTCACGTTGATGGCAGGCGTGTTATTCCATCCTGTAGCAGTGTAGAAAAATCTAAGGCCAGAATTGGACTGAGTAAATGTCCACTTCTCATCTCTGTCTTGCCACTGAGAAACCGCGCCGCTGGTAACAGTAATACGTTGTCGGGCATTTAAATAAAGTCCCGATCCTATATCCGCAGGTGTCGGAACCCACTGGGGACTAGCATCAATTATTATCATAGCTAGTTAAAAACTGCCGTTATTTTAAGAATATTTTGACTCAACAATTGAGATAACAAATTGTCATCATTGAATTGTTCTGTCACTGCTTGTAAAATATCTAACTCAGAAATCGGATTTAATCTTCCTTCGTTATCAACAGAAATCGCAAGTCTTGGAGTTTCTCCGAACACTGTTGACATCATTCCAAGCCTCGCTATATTTAATTTAACATAAGGATTAAAAACAATCATTTCTGATAAAATCCTTTTGTAAACGTAAACTTTGACGGATTGATAATTAATTAAACTAGGCTTAATCTGACTATCAAAAAAAGCTTGATTAGTTGACATTTCATTAAAAGAACCAGCAACATTAGTTAATGCAATTTGGTATCTTTCAAGATGCTCTGGAGAATTTAAAAATAAGCTTTGGGCAGTTAAAGAATTAGACATTTAAGTTAGCGATGCTGTTTCGCGAAAAATTAACAAGAAAAGAATGTTTAACGGTCCACCAGTTACGCCGGTAATATCGAATCGAATTTCTTGAGCAGTAGTAATAATCTGTCCTTGCCCAAATACCGTAAAATTAGCCCGAGTAGTAGTGAGAGAAAGATTAGAAAGCCCTGGAATTGCACCAAAAGAAGCACCACTACCAAAGCTAAAAGTTATTGTAGCACTCCCCACAGTTGTGCGAAGATTCCGCACCTCTAGGAGAGTAATTTCTCTTGGAAAAGAAGTAACAGGAATTTGTTCTGCAGCAGAAATATTTCTAATAGTTACTTTCTCATCTTGTAACCGACTAGAAACCCATCGGGCTGTAGTAACGCTGTCTAAAGTGTCAATTGGTCCAAGAAATTCTTTCACGATACTAAGCTAGTAATTTAGCTACGAAACCATTGACGGGAGGTACGGCTGTAGAAGCAAAAGTTAAGCGAATTGAAGTATTACTTAACCGCTCTGTAAAAACCCCTACGGTATCTCTATTGCCGCTATTGCGGATTACCTCTACACTGGGATTAGTATCAGTTAAAGTGTGTGTAATCACAAATACTGTATTGGTCCCATCCCCAAAAGGATTAGTAGTTACTGATCGCCGTCTGCCAGACCAACTAGCAAGCAAAGAAGGGGTCACATACTTAGTCGTATCTGTCCCCGCTTCTAATTCGACTAAAGTAGCCCGCTGCACCTTGCCTGCTGTGGTTTCGGTTGCGTCTGGAATCCCCGACCCGTGAACTTGCCAGACAATTGCAGAAGTACCAATAGTCACAGATTGAGTAATCTGCCTGTAGGTCACACCATCGTCAGTATTTCCACTACCAGAGGCAACAGTTACAATCGCATTTCTTAGCTCGGCTCCTGTACTAGCGTCAGCAGTGCGCGTAGCCGGAACAGAAGCCCCGTTCCAATTATATAGTCCGTTCTCTGTGTTATTAGTTTGATTAGCGGCAATAAAGCGAGAATTGGCTAAGGTCATCGTGACCCCACCAATTACCGATCCCGGAGCATTTAAATTGATATTTGAGGGAGCCGAAGCAAAGACAGCATCCTTATAATCAAATCCTTCTAAAAGAGCGTTTAGAGTGCTAAAATTAACCAAATCATTAGGATTCTCTGGAGCAACAGAAGCCCGAATTTTTCCCTTAAATTCAGCGTCAGACCAAAATTCGATAAACGTCATAATTACCTCGATAAGATTGCATAACCACTAAAAGGACTACTGAAAATAACTTGAGTAGTAGTTAAAGAAAGATTTTGTACAAAAGCTTCTATTTTTACTCCTCCGGAACTAAATACTTGAGTCTGTGGCTCAAAGTTTAGATTGTGAACAATTGTCCACGTTGCAGATGAGGTGTTTTGAGTATGCTTATAAAAAGCGCTCCCGTCTCCCGGTGGACCAGCATCACCTTTAATAAACACGGTTGGATCGCGTTGAACAAAAACCGAAGTTTTTGCCTGAATCACAACTTCCCCGTTTTCAATAATATAACTGCTCATATCACCGTCACTCGATCGCTTGTTTCTACTGGCCCCTCAGAAACAGCAAAAACTTGTGTTAAATCTTCGGGATTTTGTAGCAAAATGTCGTATTCCCACAAAGTTAATATGGTTGCAGGAACGGCTAAAGTTTGTACAGAAGTAAGAAAAGGCGCAATTCGGCTGTAAACCCCAACAACTTGCCCATTCTCAACTCTATCAGCTAAAATTATTGGCTCAAAGCCAAGCGTCGCTAATAGCTTTCCCCCTGCTTTTGTTCGTATTTGTCCCAAAAGATTCCATAAAACAAAATCCCCAGGGAAAAAAATTTCTAGCGGCCCCCAAGAGGCACCGCGTTCAATTTTGTTTGAACCAGTTAAAGGGATTTTAACAGGGGGATACATTTGTTAACAGGTTAAAATAACTACAGAAATTTTACCACACCAATATGTTAACAGCTACTCAACCCACTATTTTAAAATCGCATCCTATTGATTCTCAAAATGGTGTTCCTGATAATTTTCAATCTATACCTTTCCCAAGAGCCTCAAAAATTGAGAGCGAATCAATTAACTGGATTAAACCAGCAGAAAATAACCATTGGGTAATAGAACTAAAATCGCCTTATTTAGGTCGTTTTAACTGGTATGTTTTTCGTGATCACGTCAAACTTGACCAGACTAAATCCGAAATTATTGCGGATTTACTGATCGATTGGAAAAATCCTTCGGCAAAGATTAGCAGGTATTTTTCTGTAGGGGAAGTGACTAAAAACGACTCCCGTCGGATTCCGATCGCTGGTAGTGACATTGAAAAAAATATTTTAAAACTAGCGATCGAATTAGATAAAATTCGTCAAGAATGGGATTCGGCAATTATTGTCACATCTTGGTACAGGCCGCCATCAGTTAATAGAACTATAGGAGGGGCTGTTAACTCTCAGCATATTTTTGGTCGGGCTGTGGACATCAAACCAGCAAATAAGGACTTAGTTCGATTTCAGTCTTGGCTTGATCAATTCTGGTTCGGGGCGCTTGGCTATGGCGCTAAAAAAGGCTTTGTTCACCTTGATCAGAGGAACGGTAAGGGATGGCGCACGGGGGGACAAAAAGGGGTTCGTTGGAACTATTAAGCAAATCCCAACCTTGCCCTCAAACAGGGAGCTATGCGCTCCAAGCTTTCTCGTAAGCTAAGGCTATTTTCCTCTTCTTCCCCACTATCAACCCGCCGCCACTCAATCAAGTCTTTGGGGCGGGTTGATAGTCTCACTAAGGGTTCCCCGTATCGATCGCAGGGTAAAAATTCGGGTTCAATATCTTCTAATAAGTCTCCCCGATGCTTGTTGTACCAGTTCAAAAATTCGGACGAAAATTTTTCAACCACCGGCGCGGAATTTTCCTCACCACCCAAAGATAGTTGATACAGAAAAACTCCATATCTTGATCGTATTGATTGAGAGGTATTCTCTATATGCGATAAAGCCTTTTCAACTTGCGATCGAGTGCTGCTTGCGATCGCTTCTTTAATACGTTTATCCAGATAAATTCCTAATCGCTTAATCCGATTGAGAATGGACTCCGGAATTCGATCCTCATCACCGCCGTCCTCGGTTTGGGGGGTTTGTTTGGTTTGAATAGTCTTAGGAGAGTCAGGCTCTTTATCTGGCAAGGGTTTCGAGTCTTGATTTTTTCCATCTTGATAATCGATTATCGGTTTTGATAATTCATTATCATTTTTGATAATCGGCTCTCCACTTTGATAATCGGTATCGGAATTAAAACTGATCATCAAGGTTCCGGTTTCAATCTCGATTTGCCCTTTTTGCTTTAGCTTGGCCAAGGCTTTGTAAACTGAAACCGTAGGAAGTTGCCAACGAGCGGCAAAATCTTCTACAATTAGTTTTATTGGTTTGTCTCCAAATGGATTTTCTACTCTAAGGCCTAACAGAACATAAGCCGTGTTGTTGATCAACCCGGCTTCTTTTATTTCCTTAAGTTGATCTTCCTGAAGTGCGTAGAATTTGCCTTGAATCTTTGAGTGTGGCATAATATTTTTGAGTAATAGATGGGTGAAAGTATTTATTATTCTCCTTGGGTAAAGGAAACCGCTAAAAATGTTTTAGCGGTTATTTTTTTACTTAAGCAATCCCTCGGCCTCTCTAGAAATAGGCCGAACCTTAACCTCTGATTGCGGTTTAAAGGTGATTAAGCGCTCGTATTGGTTTTTCCCTGATTCATCCTTGCCCGTGCAACGGCTAAAGTAAATTGCCGCGCCGTAGGCATTTTCTGGGGAACGACGCAAAAAACGATTCCCACCCCACAGAACGGTAGCGACCCCGTAGTTATCCACTTTCTTGATCGCCGCTCCAATTTCTTCCCAGTTAAAAGCGTGAAAGTCTTCTAATGAAGCTTGATAATTAGGAGCGCTTCGGCTGGTCATACCTGATTCTAAAGCGACGGCAATTCGTTCTAACTGCCGCTCGATCGAGTTAAATAAATCAATCAATTCTTGATTCATTAGAATTTTTTCACCTCCCCAGTGATTAAATCTTGAGAAAAAGTGTATCGTTCATCCAAATCGTTGAGATTGAAAGCCTCAACTAATACCCTTTGCACAAGGGGATAATAACGGCTGGTAAATTCTATTTCTGGCCGATTCCAGAAATAAGTGTTTCTGATTTCTCGTTCGCAGGCAATTACGGCGTGCATACTTTTTGTCCCTCTAGTAAAATTTATCCAATACCCAAACTTTCCTCGTAGTATCAAAATTCTCCTTCTTCTTGTGAGTGCATATGGGGTTGTGAGTGCATATGGGGAAAATGGACACGGCTGTGCTTTTCAGATGCCTCTTTTAAGTTTTGATACCACGCATCTAAATTAATGCCGTTAGGCGTGATTCCCTCCCAGTCTTCTCGGTAGTGTTTGAGCAAATAATCAGCAACGTCCCAGTGAATGGGAACCCAAAAATAATCTAAGTTTGAGTAGTCTTCTGGCATTATTTTTCTCCTGAATCAATTCGTTTTTTTGTGTCAAAATGAAACTTTTCCCCTCGGTAAAAAGGTGTAGCCGTCGGGTAGTCGCTTGATTCCCTTAACTATGAAGGTTCTGGAATTTGGGTAGCGGGCAAGTCGAATTATGTCGCCGATTTTAATTTGCGAGATATGAACATCGTTGTAAGGACGGTTTCTCATACATCCCCCTGTGCCTGTAATTGGAGTTCTGCAAGCTGTAAAAGCTGTTCCTGAAAGTCGGTTAGGAACCCGATCGCATTAAGCCCAATAGATTGAACCAAAGCTTTAACTGTGTTCCCATCGACTTCGCTAATTAATTGATCTCCCATTCGCCACAGATCAGCGAGTCGGGCTTGCAACTCGACTGCGAACTGTCTCTGTTCTGGGGGAAGAGTAATTTCTTTGATGTCAAAAAATCGGGCGATAACTTCCTTGCCGGTGAAATCGTGGCAAGTGCAAGAAAACTCCCCGACGTGGGAAACCACAAACCAGCCGCTTTTCCCTTTGACGGACACCACCTGTAACAATCGAAAAGGATTGACAACAGCATCGCGACTCTTGAATTCTTTGACCGCTTCCTTGACTAGCGCTTCGGTGGGAACCTTGCCGTTAGCTTTATCTACGGCAGTTTTCCAAACCGCTGCCCGATCTTCGGGGTCGAGAGAAGTCAAAGGACGGACTTGTTTCTCAGACGTGGGTAGTGTGCCAGTTAGTGTGACACTCTCTGTACCTTTGGTACACAGTTCCTCATAAGATTCAATTAAGCCTTGTACAACTTCGGCAGCCGCTATCTGTTTGTAAGCATAATTAGCTTTCCATCCAAATCGGTCAGCGACGTAATCATTCCAGTTATGCCAACGATCGCGGTAAAGTCGAGAATCGCGTAACTCTTTTAAGGCAGTTCCAGCCTCGTAAAAGCTACGCTCTACCTTCCGTTCTAAATGGTGACGACGTTGCATTTCGTCGTCAGTAAGGCTTTCAATTCCCGATCCAACGCTTTGCTGGCCCGTTTCGACCAATGTTGTCCCAGGTAGTTCGTCTGAATTGATTCGCTCATCACCATCAAGACTAATTTCCGTAAAATCAATATCAATTCCAGTTGAAAAAGCATCATTTCCATTGGATACCTCCCAGTAATCACCTTTTTGAATAATTTCGCCTTTTAAAGCCATTTGTTTTAAAATGGCTTTAGTTTGAAGTGAATCGCAATCTAGCTCTATCGCTATCTCCATAGCTTCCATTTTTTGGTCTGCCAAGAGATTCAATATTTGCTGTGGCTTGGGAACCCGAACCATAACAGGGCGGTAATGGTAGGGCATATCGGGAACGGGTTCGATCGCTCGTTTCCGAATTAAAATATTTAATTGCGATCGAAGTTCGGAGAGATTTAAGCCAGTGGCTACTGCTAGGGCAGTCTCTCCTATTCCTTGCTCTGGAATACAATCAAGAATTGTCATCTTTACCTCTTTTTTTCAATGAATGCCGTCGGCGTTTCATTTGTAAGGTTTCAAAATTCTCAAAAGTTAATCGAGTCTTTTGAAGCCATTCAGTTTGATATTTTTTGGTGTATTTTTCCTCCGATGTTTTTTGAGGTTCCTGTTTTTGTTCAGTACACCGAACAAAAACGCAGTCATCAAAGTTTTGCTTAATAGTTAAGTAAGTTGTTTTCAGGGTTAAACAGGTTTGTTTAGTGCGGCCAGCAATTGGTTTAATTGCAATTACTGACCACCACCGTTGACAGAAATAAATCAAATCACCAACCACTAAGTCAGGGATTTTTTTATGCATCCTCTTTAAGTTGGTAATAAACTTCAAGGGGATAGTGAGCGATGGAAATTAATCCATCTCTTAGGTACGGAAGCAGCAAATGCCGCACTGTGTTTGCGTCAATTTGGAATTCTGTGGCGATTTCTTCTGCCGATACCTTACGGTATCGGTGCATAGCCAGATAGTCCATAATTGCTACTTCCAATTTGACCCGTTTCCAGGCAGTGTTAACGTATCGATTAGGCATTTCCTGATAATGCTCCTATTGGGGTAATAAAAAAAACAAAGGAACTTCAAGCATTTGAAAGCCAAAATCAACCACCGCTTTATCTCCACTAACGGAGATGATTTCGCCAATAATCTTGACTTGATCCAAATCTTCAATATTTTCAAAAGTTGTTTGGTTTGTTTCCATGAAAACAATTGCTGCGTTTACTTTTTGCATTTTTGCCTCCTATTGGGGTAATACAAAAGACCAGGGAATTTCGATAACTTGACCGCAATCCAAACGAATTACAGCCAAGTTATCACCAACTTTTGCAGTAATTTCGCCAGTGATTTTGATCCGATCGCCTGTTTTTAACTCAGGGTCAAATTGTTCCAATTCACTAACAGAAATATTGCTGGTTTCGCCGCTATGCCATAGCACGGAAGCGTAATCACCTGTAACTGATTGCACTTCCCCGATTAACCCGGGTACTTTAAGGGCTTTAACTTTTTCGCCCTGTTTAAATTCGATAGTTAGCATCGATCCAGAGGAGGCGATCGATTGCGGCTCCAGCAACTCTTGGGTCAAGACTATTCCCCAGTCCTGCCCTACGGTTGCGGACAGTTCTTGTGCCGGACGCGATTCCCAGGGGTCTGTCCACCCCAAGGGCAGTGCGAAGGCTTTCTCCAAGATTTCCGGATTCAATACTTGTTTCTGGGATAGCGCTCCGACTTCTTTCAGCCACGCTTCCAATTTGGTCTGCCCAGGCTGTTTCGTACCATTCGGGCTTGACAGCGCTCCGGGCGACGGCAACAAGTAATACTCTTTCCCGTTTGAAGGGCGCTCCAAAGTCTGCTGAGGAAACACATTGCCATTCCGCATCAAACCCGCTTTGGTCCAGTCTGTGGAGCAATCGGGCGAAATAAGTACCGGGCTGATCTCCGGGTCGGAAGGGACAGCTAAGGATTCCGGGGACGTTTTCGAGGGCGAAGTATCGGGGCTTGAGAAGGTCGAGGATTCTAAGGATTCCGGGGATGCAGTCTCGCTCGTCGGCTGATCCTTTTCTGTCTCCCTGTAAGCTGAAGGGTTGGCAGGGTGGGGAACAGGTGATGAGATCGGGTCGGTTTCCCCATTTTTCCCACTTAAATCTGTGGATGTCTCCACACTGTTCGGCATCCGGGAATCGCTGTTCGAGGACTTCAATAATGTCCTTGTCGTTTTCGGCAACTCCAATGAGTCGGATTTTTCCGCGAAACAGTCCGGCAAGGGGGAATCCGCACCCGTAGCCGCTACAGAGGTCGAGTTGGGTAAGCATGGATTAGAGTTAGGATCAGATTTGGTTTTATGTTTTTCTGCGATTTTTTTGACTTCTGCCAAAGGAATCGCTTTTTCTTTGGCAAGCTTGATCGCTTCAAGTCTTGCCTCTTCGGGAGCGGCCGCTAACACATAGAGAGCGGTCTGGGAAAAATTCAAATCCGAAACATTTTCGGATTTAAAGGATTCGTAAACTCGGATGAAATTTTGGGCAGTTCTGTCAGACCACTCGAATTCAGCTTTTAACCAATTGCCGAAGTGTCCATGGCCTAAGCGAGCTTTGATTTCGCTGAGTTTCTGACCAATATCGAAAACGTCTTGGGCAGTCCGACGCATTAAAACCTTGATTTCCTGGGTTTTTTGCTGGACTACTATACGAGTCTCAGAATCAAGCTCTTGGTAATCAAAAAGGGTTAACTGAATGGTCATGGCAAAACCCTCAAAATAGTGAAGGTTTGCCCTTCATGGACTTCGTGAACTACGTGAGCGATGGAAAACGATTGCTTGTACTTAGACAACTCATAACCGTACTCAAGCCAGACAAGTCGGAAAAATAATTCTCTGTTTTGTTTGCCGATGCAGTAAATTGCTTGTAAATCGCCTTTTACGCCAGTTCTAGGGTTAATTTTTCGGATTTCCGAGAGCGATCGGACAATAGGTCTGACTTCGTAAGGAAAGCTCATAATTTCCCCCATTCGCGAATATTGATTAAATACCGATAGGAATCGCCGCGCTGGACTTGTTTCCAGTGGATTCCTTCTTTATAGGGGGATTGTTTTGGGAAAGCTTTCGCATCCTTAATCTTGATTCTCAGCCACTCATTAGAGAGGCTCAGTGCGACTGCGGCTTGGGAAAGCGGCACAAACTCCCTTACCTCTTGGTTTTCAACCATTAAGTCAATTCGTCGTTGCTGTTCGGCGATTGCTCGCTCGATCGCTTCGATTCTGTCTATCAAAGTTGGCATAAGCAGATGGTTTAATGTTGTTGTTTACTTATATTACTAACAACAGCACACTTTAGTCAATATTTTTATCTGTTTTTGGGAATACGGTTCAAACTTCATGAAGTTTGTTATCATTGCTGTAGGTACAGTTAGAGTAGTAGCCAATGAAAAACCAACGCAAAATCCGTTTACAGCAACTGTTAGAGTCTCTTGCTGTTAATTACGATTCTCGATCTGAGTTAGCCAAAGCGATGGGGATTCCAATTCAAGCCGTGGGAACGTATTTTCGAGGCGAATCTTTTCCGGATCACGAAAATTTAGCTAAAATTGCCAAGTTCTTAAATATTTCCGTTTTTCAGTTAGCGGCTCAGTTGGATGGGCGGGAACTGCCTACACCTCAATCACAACCAGAAAAAGCAGAAGATGTGATTCTCATTGCCGCTCAACTGCCTAATACAGAAAAACTGGCCTTGCTAAAATACCTAGTTAACACTTTGGAGTATGCCTAACGATGAATAACGAAAAACAGAAGCTTGACAGCATAATCGTGCGAATTGTGCTGATTTTTGTACTTGGATTTTTAGCCGTAGAAGCTTGGAAGAATGTTTTTGGCATTGCCCAAAACAATAGCTTTCCAGAATTAGAGAGAGGCGTAAGAGAAGCCGAAAGAAGAGCAAACGAATTGGATAAAGCCATTGAAGAAGCTAACCGAGACCGAACTCCTGACCCAAATCAATGAAACCCTTAAACGAGTAAAAATCCAAATTAGGGGCGATCGCTTGTCATTGGTCGCCACTTTACCCGCAAAGGATGGCAGCGGCAAAAATAAACAACACAGGATATCTACAGGCTTACCAAACAATCTCGACGGCTTGCGAGTAGCCAAGGCCCGCGCTCAAAGATTAGAGAGCGACTTAAATCTGGAAAAGTTTAAATGGTCCGACTGGGCTGATCTACCCGATGATGGGGGAATACTGGTCAAAGATGCCCTGAAAAAATTTGAGGCATGGTACTGGGAAACCAGAGGCCGAACCGTAGGTCGAGAGGAGGCTTTCCGGGAGAATTACTTGAGATTTTTGAAAAAACTGCCAGAAAATAAGGCAGTCACCACCCAACTACTCCGAGAGGCTTTGGTAGCCTATCCTGCGGATACTTTCTACCGCAAGCGCGCCCATTTAGCCCTTGGGTTTTTTGCCCGCTATCTTAAAGTTCCACTGCCCGACGACTGGAAGATTCTTAAGGGCAAATACAAGCCAAAAAGCGATCGCTATGTTCCTAATGACGAGGAAATCGAAAGAATCTGGGAAAGCATCAACAATCCCAATTGGCGCTGGATATTTGGCATCCTTGCCACTTATGGACTGCGCCCTCATGAGTTGTTCCACATTGATCTTTCTAAGCTGCCAGTGATCAAGGTTGCCGAGGATACCAAATCAGGGGCGCGATCGGTTTATCCCGTGCCAGCCCATTGGCTCGAAAAATTTGACCTTGCCCATGGCAATCTCCCCAACTTTAATCTAGAGGGGGAACTTTCCAACACCTCTCTAGGTAATAAAATTTCTGTGGGATTCAAGCAAAGGAATCTCGGTGTGGTTCCCTACAGTCTTCGGGATGCCTACGCAGTCCGGTGCGCCGTCTTGGGGATAGATTCCAGCATTGCCGCTAAGTGGATGGGTCACAGCATTGATATTCACGTCAATCATTATCAGAAATATATTGATGAGATTGCCATGCACAGAATCTGGTCTAGTCTGTGACAGTTGAGAGAGTGTCACAGACTAACCCCTATGATATGGGAATAGGTGATTAGATTAAAGTATGGACAAATAGGAAATAGGAGATTAATTATGACAAACAATTTAGCAGAGTTAAAACAATGGACTGTTTTAACCTATCAACCATCTCCCTGTAAAACCTGGGAACCGCTATCAGAAATAGCTGTTAAAGACGGCTATTGGTATTATTGCGGTTCAAAAGTCCGCAAGATTTGTACAGGGGAAATGTTCGAGGCTGATTACGTTCCTCCTGTACAGATTCAAGACAACTGGAGAAATTTAGGACTTCTAAAGTCCTTTGTAGGGAAACCCTATTATGGGTATTTAACTTTTAATTGGGGGGAAATTCCTACCGAAAAAGCAATAGTTGATGTTGATGATAACGGGAGAATTTCCCGCATTCGCACATACAGCGGTATGAATTGGACTGTTAGAGGGTACGGTTCTCCTATTTGTGATACAGACAAAATTTAAAGTAGTTTCGCAACTGTGGCACTTAAGATAGTGTCACAGTTTAACCCCTACGATATGGAATTGGGGGATATATTAAAAGTATGGACAAATAGGACAAATAGGAGATCAAAATGAACACGCTAGAAACAAAGTTAAACCACTTAAACGCTCAATTACGAGTCGCTCGTGGCACTCGCAATAAAGCCAAATTAGTGATTAAAATTTTAGCAGTAGAAGCCGCCATTGAAGCAATTCAGCAAAAAGCTATAGTTATTGTAGCCGTCAAAAAAAGACAGCCTAAAACTCGTACTGTTTACCGTCAGCTTGAATTAAAACTTGAAAATGCACCGATTAAACCTATTAGCATCGAATCCGTTAAAATTAAAGCGCGTGTCAAATTTCCAGAAATTAACAAAAATAACACTATTGAGGAATATTTAAAGCAATATCATTGCGATACTACAACTGTGATTATTACGGAAAAAATTATTTTATCCGATCAGCATTTTGAAGAATTTAAGCACTCGCTTTTATCTAGTTACGACTGGTTAAAAGGTAAAGGAGGCGAAAAAAACTGTCTGCTTGTTACTTCCCCATCTGGTAATCCAATTGTAGTCGATCCTCAAGGATTTGATTATGCTCGATATGTAGGATTTATTCGCAAAAATAGCTTGTGATTATGCCTTCTAAAATTACACCAAGACAAGCTAACATTTATCGGGCGTGGGCTGATTTCTACGGAATGCTTCCGCTTCCCCTTACCGAAAAGCACCGGCTTTATCGGTACAAATGCAGTAAAAAATTAGCCGAAAAGTTAGGCGTACAACAAGAGAGCGTGCGCCGCGCTGTTTATAAAGTTTATCGGTGTTTGGAGTTAGGGGAATTACTTCCCCCAGAGGGAAAACATTGTCCTAAGTGCCACAGTCAAAATCTTCACCAATTACCCGATACTAAGGCAGGAAATCAGCAATTTTATTGCCAGGACTGCCATCACAGGTTTGTCTGGTTTGAATAATTTGATATAATAAACCTGAGTTTACAGGTTCTAAGTTTATGGATATTAATCGCGCAATGAGAGTTCAAGACAAATTTCTTGATTTACCTGATGAAGCTAAGAAATACGTCAATGATTTAGTAAATGAAGCAAAACAAAATCCTAAATCAACGGTTTTGAAAGATTTTTATTATAAAACCATCAAGAATGGCAAGATGAATTTATTGTTAAGCAACATACAAAAACCAATTAAAAAACGTAATTGGTTGGATCAGCTTAAATTCAATATAGCAACAAGTATGTTTTTAATAGTAACAGGTATTTTTATCCCTAAATGTCTTCGAGAAAACTGGGATCTTTTTATGTTGTCTGTGGCAATAGCTTCAAACTTTTTAGTGGAAGGTAGCTACGATGAAAGATACAAACCAATTTGATATAATAAACCTGAGTTTATAGGTTGCAAGCTTTGCGTATCTCGGAGCGCAAAGCTTATTTTTGATAAAACTTAGTAATTCTTTCTAAATCTTCAATAGCTTCATCTAACCCTTCAGCAGGTAAATATTTAATCAAGAGCAACAACTTAACCAACTTTTCTTTTATTTCTTCTTTATTCATAAAAAAAACTCCCAGAATTGCTTCTGAGAATTACAAGGGTCTAGGAAATATTAACTATAATATCACAAAATAATGACCGCAGAAATTTTAATTAGTGCCGCTATTAGCCTAGCCTTAACTGGTGTTTCGGCACTTTTGCAACCAAGTCGAAACGAAAAAGTACAACAGGGAAAAATAGATAATTTTACCGAGCCACGGGGTAGCTACGGTGACATTATTTCCGACGTTTGGGGATTGGGGAGAGTATCAGGGATTTTAATCTTTGGTACTTTTCCCCCAGAGGAAGTCGTTACCACCGAGACTCAAACTCAGGGAAAGGGACCGCGCAATTCTACAACTACGGAAACTTACACTTATTTTGGCAATTTTGCTTTTTTACTTTGCACTAAATCCACAGAAGTCAAAGAAATTCGCTTTAATTCCAAGCTAGTTTACAAGGATGGAGTCACCGACCCGATTATTAGTTCTGGGGGCGGATCAATTCGGGTTTACAATGGTAGCGACACTCAAACCGTGGACTCGCTTTTATCTGCCGAATTAGGCGATGCTGCCCTCGCTTACCGTGGGCGAACCTATATCGTTTGCGAAGGGATTCCTTTAGAAGAATTTGGTAACTCCTATCCCCAATGTTCTGCCATTGTCCGCAATGGTAGCCCTAAATTATCTGAGGTAATCTCCAATATTTGCCTACAATCATCAGATTTAGTATCTGATGACATTGAGGTATCTGAATTAACTAGCATCGACGTTCGCGGGTTCCAGACTAATTCTGAAGGAACTATCGCCGAAAAACTGCAAGCTTTGCAAAAAATCCACTTTTTCGACTTAATTGACACCGGCTCAACCCTGCGATTTCAGACGCAATTTCGCCCTACTGCCAGTGCCTCTATTCCAGTGGCATTAATGGGAGCGCACGAAGAGAACGGCGAACGACCCCGACCGTGGCGAGAAAGCCGGCCAGATTTAACCCAATTACCATCACGGGTTGAGGTCAAATTTCTAGATGTCGATCGCAACCTAGAACCTAATGTAATCCAATCGGTAATTTTTCCAGATGCAGACCATACCCGCGTAGAAAGTATTGATTTCACTGGCGCTCTAAGCACTTCAGAAGCTAAAGCAATAGCCGATCGCACTCTTTGGAGAATCTGGACAAGCGCACGAACTCAAGAATTTTCCTTACCTCCGAGATATGCCAACTTGGAAGCCGGGGACGTGATCGAGGTGGAATTGTACGGTAGCGAATCGCAACAATTGCAGATAGAATCTCTTAGCTATGGCGCTAACCACCTTTTACAGATAAAAACTAAAGCCTACAATCCCCTAATCTACGGATGGTCCGAAACCAATTCCGCCCCCGACGACCCCGACAACCCCTCTCCCCCTCCCCTCCCCCCTACCCCCCCCAGAGATACCCCGCTCCCGATTGTTTCGCCCACAACTCTAAGGGTGCTGGATATTCCCCTTGCCTACCCCACCGATGTGCCGGGGATTTATGCCTTTGCTGATGGCGATGCCAATTGGAGAAACGCAAGCCTTTATCTGTCCCGCGATTTGGGCGTGACCTACGATTTTGTTGCAAATTTTATCACTCGCTCTATCTTTGGAACTGCTCAAACCATTTTTAATGGTACAGCCGTAGATATCCGCGTCCCTTTTCACGCCTCTCTCGCTTCTATCTCTGAGGCTTTATTCCTAGAAGGCAAAAACCGCGCCTTGCTTGGTAATGAGATTTTAGACTTTCAGAATGCCAGTTTAACCGGTAATCAGGGAACTGACAGAATCTACCAGCTAACCGCTCCCTTTACCCGTGGCCTTAGTGGCACTCCCCAGATCCACGCCGCTAATTTTTATCTTCTCTCTGGGTACAAACTCAATCTTCCTGCTCAAAGATCAGACATTGGGAAAACCTTTTACTTTAAAGCCGTAAGTCCCGGCCAAGCTCTTGCTGATGTAGCCCCCGTGATTTTGCTTTTTCAGGGAAAAGCTTTTCAGGTGGTGATTAATGATTTTTCCCCTCGACAAGGGGCGATCGGAACCACCGTGACAATCACTGGACTGGGATTCACCGGAGCCACGGCCGTCAGCTTTAATAATGTCCCCGCTCAAAGCTTTACCGTAATCAATGACACCACAATCACCGCCGTAGTGGCCACCGGAACCACTACGGGCAAAATTCGAGTCACGGCTCCTTTGGGGGTCGGGATCAGCGCAGTTGATTTTACGATTATTAACGATGCGTCGATGCTATCAATTCAAGATGAGGGGAATTTAGTAGGCGCAAGACCTACTCTCAACTTTATCGGTCCGAATGTCGCAGCCGTGAATAATTCGATTGATAATCGGATCGATATTACCGTTAGCCCCCCAACAATTCAAGATGAGGGGAATTTAGTAGGCGCAAGACCTACTCTCAACTTTATCGGTCCGAATGTCACAGCCGTGAATAATTCGATTGATAATCGGATCGATATTACCGTTAGTTCTGGGAGAGAATTACTAACTTCCAATCGTACTTATTTTGTTAGAGCAGATGGAAATAATAATAACAACGGATTAACTAATAATAGCTCTGGTGCATTTTTAACAATTCAAAAAGCGATTGATGTTGCCGCATCTTTAGATTTGGGAGTTTACGACGCAATCATTCAGATCGCAGATGGAACTTACACTATCACAAGAGCAATAGAATTAAAGTCGATTATTGGTTCTGGACAAATAATTATCCGAGGTAATACAACTACCCCCTCAAATGTAATCATCTTTGGGAATAATTGTAGTGTTTTTCAGTCTACTGCGACTAATGGAATTACCCTTTTAGAAGGAATCAGGATTACAGCAAGCAGTAGCGGAAATGGCATGACAGTTGCATTAGGAGCGACAGTTCATTTGTCAAATATTGAGTTTCATGCCGTTCCGTGGTTTCACGTTGCTCTAGCAGGAGGAATGGTAGTATGTACAAATAATTATTCTGTTACAGGAGATCCTGGTTTTGGTCATATTCTATGTGAATGGAATGGTTTGTTTTTGTGCCAAGGAAGAACCGTGACAGTATCAGGGCGTAACTTTGGAACTTCTAACGGATTTGTTTTTGCTCAATGGGATGGTTTAGTTGATTTTGTAAATTGTAGTTTTACAGGATCTGCCACGGGAAAACAATACACCGCAAATAATGGTGGTAAAATTAGAGGAAGTGTAACAGGAAATTTCCCTGGAAATTTATCGGGGACAACTTCTAATGGTGGTTTTTATGGAATTTTTTAGTGAGAATTGTAAAGAGAAAATATCCTACTAATACACTCCTATTACAAAATTAATGTCAATTATCTCGGTTAAAATGGGACTCGCCGGTTTTTGCTCATTTTCAGATAAATAAACCTTTAGCCCCAAGGATGTATTTTCTATCCACACAAATCGAATTCCTACTAAATCAATACCTGGATCAGGAATCACAAACTCTAGATTAGTTCTCCCCGCCGTATTTAAAGCAATATGGTTGTTGTTAGGATCATTAAAAATACTATTAAAAAAAGTATCAAATTCAATCGCAAGCCGGGGCGAAATTCCTAAATAACCGATCCCTCCTCCTGGGGTCAAGCTATTAATGCCAGAAATACTATTGGTAATCACAAAAGCAATGCCGTCGTAGCGAGAATTTGCTATAATTTCATAGGTAAAAAATACGGACCAATTGCTATTAGGATTTGTTAGCGGTTCTATCCAAAAAGCAGATCCAGCCTGACTGTTAGCGGCTGGGGTTAGCTGTAAAATATTTTGAGTAAAAGAAGCGTTGCCATTTAGCTGCAAAAGATTTGGATTTAAAAGGTTTTTACCGTTGAACGTGAAGCTTAAAATTCGATGACGAGAACCCGTGGGATTGAAACCCGCTAATCCCGTGGCAGCCGTCAGCCCTAAATAGGTTTCTCTGGTGGCGTTTTCTGGTCGGGGCAAAGATTTCCCCGTTGCTACTATAGGAATTCCCGCTAAATTAAAAAGTACCCTTTTTGTTCCTAATTCATAAGCGTCGAATCGAAAAGCGATCGCATCTTCACCAAACCTAACAGGAAAATAAGCCATTTGGCCCCAATCAAAATAAACAAAAGATACAGCCTTCCCGCGACAAACCCGAAATAAAGCGATCAAGTAATCTAATTCACTTTTGAGTAAAGTCCTCGATCCGACTTCCCAACTTCCCCGATTGGTTGTCCACTCGCTGATTCTCGTTTCATGCCCTGATACTAATTTTTCGATTCGAGTAGCAAATTCGTTTCCTCCAATCGAATCGTAATCGTACCCTAAATTAATTCGATGATTTAAAAATTGAGGAACTAAATCAAAAGCCAAAGGAATAGTAGGCAAAAGTTTGACCTCGGTTAAAGTCAATCCCTCCCAATTAAAAAGCTTTCTTCCAGTACCCGGCTCACAAGCCTGAAATCGAAGATTAATCTTATCAGATTCAAATCTAACTGGCACATCAAATTCTCCTGATACTCGAATTGTACCCGTAGGAATTGCATCAAAAGTAATCACCCCAGTATTGTAATTTAACGACCAGCCTTGCGTAACTGCCACATTATTAATAAACACCAAAACCGTACCAATAACAATTTTTGATAAAGATCTTTTAACACTACTTTCCGCCACAGAATATTGTTTAAATAATTGCGCTTGTTTATTAGCATTAAGCGTGATTACCGTATTAAATTCATAATCTGCCCAATCCTTAAATCTAAAGCCCTCATAAGCCCCTTTTCTAGCGGCATGAAACGCTAAAAAATACTCCAACTCCTGATTTAAACAACCCTTTTGCCCAATATTAAATTTAAGCAAAGGATAAACCCAATTTATTGATCGGATTTCTGTCCCAGAAAAAGTCTCCACAATTGCCGTGCTAGTGGTAATCGTGGCAGTTGTGCCATAGGTAATGCCTAAATCTAATCTCTCTTCAATAAACATAAAACTGGTATAATATAAGAGTTCTTAGCGTTGCGGCTACGAATTCTTGATGATCTATTTGTCCCTCAAAACTCTCTTTAAAAAGAGAGTTTTTTGTTATTGAACTCCAGGAAAACAAAAAGCCGCTTTAATAAAATTTTGCCAGTGATTATCTAAGCAGTGTTCCACACACTTTTGAGCCACTCGGTGAGTATGAATTAAAGTAAAATCATCCCCTTTACAAGCCAAAATACCGCAATGCCGCCAGTCTTTGTCTTGAAACATCAAAATATCCCCTGGTAAAGGATTTTCTATCGGTTGACCGCACTGTTTAACAAATTCATCAAACATCTCCACCCCTTCCGATCGCCGGCCATAACCGCTAATCTCAAACTGAGTTAGGTTTAATTCCCTCGCCACAATCAAAATAGTGCCAATACAATCCACTCCTACCCCTTTAACCCGGCCTTGATGGACGTAAGGAGTGCCAATAATTGATCGAGCGCTTGCTATTATTTGGTTACGAATCATCCTTGATTCTCCATTGAAATATAGGCATCTAATCCAGGAATTTTATCTTCCCCCCCAAAATTTATTTGATTATTGAATGAGCGACAAGCATTAAGAGTTTTTTGGCAACTAGGCCGCGCCCTAAAATTATCACCAGAATCCGGTGTGACAGGCAAAGGTTCCGTTAAGAAAAAATTATGGCCTATTTGTTTGATAATTCCCACCGTTAACCCTTCATTTGGTCCATTTGTCCAAGTTATTGTTCCCCCAGTAAAGCGATCGTCATCACCTTCCCAACTGGTAAAAAAGCTTAATTCTGTTCGCCCATCGGTAACGGTTAAATTAGTCGCAAAATTATCCACATTAACTGCACATTTAGAATACCCTTGGTTAACTCCAAAATTATAGCGGCAATTGGGGGAAGTTGCACGGGGAATCTTTGCATCAAGAAAGCGACTCAACCCCATTACCTCAGCCGTAAACTGTCCATTAGAATAATTAATTTTGCCCATAACTCGCACTGGCAAAAGCAAAAACTTAGGACTATTACCACTTAAAGAAGTGGGTAAATCAAGATAATTAACTAAAAAAACTTGGATTTTTGCGTAATCAAAAAACCCAAGTCTTACATCCGTCAAACTGATCCCATTATCGCTAATTAATCCCGTTAATTCCACATTATTAGACTGAAAAGACAAATCAGCAGCGATCGCAGTCGGAGACAAGCCATTTAGCGATCGATAAGTGACTCCATCGATGATTAAATCCTGATCCAATTCCGTCAGTCCAAACACTTCCCCGTCTCGGCGCTCAATCCTCGCACACCGGATCACCGTGCGCGTTTCCGCTGTCAAGGCCGCTAAAAAAGCAGAATTTAAATTTTTCATCAATCACTTCCCTTGATATAGCCAAAATACCCAGAAACAGTAGCGATCATTAATTCTCGTAAAAGATTGGTGCTTTCTGGCATAAAAATAGAGTGCAGCAAGCAAGCCACGACAATAACACAACAGACAACAGAAGGATCTAACCTCATTGGCTTAAGCCCGGCTTAAATTCACCTTAGCAAACTTGCTGAAACTTGATAAACTATGTGTAGAGGAACAATTGCCGAAAGCCTTATCAAATCAGCGTAATCACGGAGAGGGTGGGATTTGAACCCACGTTAGGTGTGACCCTAAAGCAGATTTCGAGACTAAATTTTTAAAAAAAAAGCTTATTTATCAAGAGTTTCAGCTTTTAAAAAATCAATTGGCTTAATTTTGGCTCACACCCTTGATAAATATTCGGCAATTGTCCGGCCAATTTGTCGCTCGGAAGCGTTAAAGGCTGAAGGATTAGGAGCGCTCACATTGACCGTGACCGATCGATCGCCCCCATAATTTGATATTTGTGTAGTTTGCCCAAAATTATTAGGCAAGCGGCTAGTAGTAGGCATTCCATAATTTAATCCAGCTAACAAACTTTCATTAATTCCGATTGTACCCCCATCAGCAAAATTACCAATTTTAGCTAAAGGATTTTTGCCTAATCGAGACTTTAAGCTTTGATATTTTTGAGCCTCTCCAGTGCGAAGACTCAGAATTTCTTCCCCTGGGGTAAATACTGCTAACACTCCCTGCGGACCTTCTTTTCTTAAAGCCTCCTGAATTCCTTTAAAAGGATTGCCCTGAGCGTTGCCGAAGAATAAATCCGAAATGTTTGCGGATTTGACTGTATCGCCTTCCGCAAAATTGGGAACCCTTTGACTTGACTCAGGGTAAACCGTCCCCCCATCGGCAAAACCAGGAATCGGCAACTTCAATAGTCGGAATAGTCCCCCGATCGCTATCCGTGCCGCAATTTGAGCTAAGGATTTTAGAATTGATTGGGCCATATCAAGGAAAGCATCGCCGATCGATTTGGTTCCAGTCAGGGTATCTTCTAGGAAAGTGGCAAAAGCACCAGAGGCAGTGTCTCTAATTGTTTCCCCTAAATCTTTAAATTGCTGATCAATCTGTTCTAGATTTAATTCCAGCAAAATGCCCGCGTTTCTAAACAATTCGTCTCTTGTTTGTTGATCGGCTGGATCGGTGTAGCGTTGTCGAATAGCCTCTATTTCCTGTTCGTACCGCAGTAATTCTGCCCTAAAAGCTAATTCCTCGCGCATAGCCGCCGCTTCAAAGGGTTGGCCGGATCTTTCCAATCTTGTCGCTCGCGCTTCAACTATTCGACTTTCCATATCGAATAATTCCTGCTGCCGTTGCCAGCGTTGATTGTAAAAATTATTTTCAATTCCTATTTCCCTTAATCGCGCCTGTTCTTTGGCTAAGTTAATTCTTCTTTCTTGGTCAGCAATGTCTGGGTATTGCTTTTTGATTTCGAGGATTTCTTGTTCTAATTGCTTCTGAGATTGCAATAATTCCAGTTCGTTGATTTTGCCTAAATTACTCAAATTTTGAGCGATCGCTAACCGTTGATTAATTAACTCAGTTTCCTGACTTAAAGATTTTGATTGGAATTGATACTCAATTTCTTGCTCTCTTAATCGTGCCTGTTCTCTAGCTAAAGCTAATCGTTTATTTCTATCCTCACCTTCAAAATCTTGGGAAATTTGTAATAATTCTAATTCTAATTGTTGCCGAGATTGCAATAAAGCGATCGCTCGTTCCTGCTCAAGATTATTTTTTTGTTGGGCGATAGACAATTCCGTGCCAATTCTTTCTAGATCAGCTTGAATAGTTCTCAGTTTAGCTTGCGCTCTGACAAAGTTTTCAGCGTCAAGTTTTCCCTCTTTTAACTGACCTCTTAACTTTTGAATTTCGGTCAACATCCCCGAATAGGTAGTTTTATCTTGTTCAATTCGCCCAATTAATCCCCTTAGAAAACTAGCACTTTCTTGATCCACTTGATTAGTAGAAGCGCTTAGAATTTCTATAATTGGTTTAATTTGCCCTAAAAGCTTATCTAATCCCTGAATATTGTCACTTAAGCCTCTTTCTTGCTCAAATAGCTGATTATCCAAGCTACGGAATTGATTTTCTACCCCGCGCAATTCGGTTTCTAATTGTGCGCTTTGAGTTTGGGGACTATATTGCGATCGAATGTCTTGCAGGCTATTTTGAGCCTCAGTTACTGATTGGGTACTTTGCCGAATTGAATCGCCCATTTGTCGCAGGATTTCCTGTTGAGTTTGCCGCAATTGAATGACAAAACTTTCAATTTCTTGACGAACATCAGCATCGCCTAAATTAACTTGATTTTCCTTGATTTGAATCAAACGATTAGTTAATCCTTGAGCGGCAGTATTGTCAACATTAGGGATTGGGGGATTGGGAACATCAGGTTGATTAGCACTAGCGACCTGACCCGCTTGCTGAAATTCCCGGTAATACTGCATAACCATTCCCACATCTCGAACCGTGCCGCGAGCTAGTTGATTATTTCTAACATTACCTGGGCCTGCTTTGTAAGCTGATAAAGCTAACTCGATATTTCCCCCAAATCGCTCAAGCATTCTAGCAAGATATTTCGCTCCGCCAAGTAAATTTTCAGCAACATTATAGGGATTTACCCCTAATTCTTTAGCAGTTTCAGGCTTTAATTGACTTATTCCTAAAGCGTTCGCAGAACTGGTCAAAATTTGTCCTGGTTTTCTCTCTTGGCGAAAAGTTGACTCTTTTTTAATCAGAGCGGCAAATAATAATGGATCAATCCCAGCTTGTCTAGCGGCGCTTTCAATCAAAGAAGCAAAAGGAACATTCGGCATCCCTCGGCGCGGAGTATTCCCGGTCGTATTTCCTGGAGTATTCACCCGCCCGCGTTGAATGGTTCCCAGATCGGCAACTGAATCAAGGTGTAAAAATAGCAGTTTCTCCCCAGTGGGTAAGGTCAGTTCTACCGTGTTCCCATTTTTTGAAGTGAAATAGCTTCGGGCTGAAGATGCCGCGCCTCGAAATTCGAGCGGGGTTCCTCTGGGAAACCCAAAATCAAAAGCAAGATGATCTGTTGATGCGCCTGGCACTGGTCGTCGTCTCCTCCCATACCCGCTGGTAATTTTATCGATTTGCTCGCTTAAGGGTTTTCCGTCCACATAGACCATTGAGAAAAGTTCCCTTAAACGCTCTTTTGACATAACGTTGCCTTTGGCATCTTTCCCAGCTAAGTGCAAGTGAGGGCCGGAGCCGATTCCCGTACTGCCTATTTTTCCTAAAGCGAATCGCCCCGACGCTGAGGGTTGACCACCACCCCCCGACGGCTGACTACTAACACCCGACGGCTGACTACCTAACAAGCCCTGACGGAATAACTCTAAAGCTTCCGTGGCTCCCCCCAAGTTGCGAGTGAAATTTTCTAACTCACTCTGTAAGCCGCTCCGCTCCCCAACAAAATTAATCCTCGCTGACCGTTGCCCTAACAACTGCTCGACAATTCCCGAAGCCCGGTCAAAAATCCCTTGAATTTGACTGACTAATCCATTAACAAAGGTGTCAGACCCCGGCACTAAAGCACGCTGTAATCTGTTCTTAATATCAGTGTATTTCAGCTTGTTAAGGATGCGATCAACCTCGACAATCGCTTCCTCAATCCGTTGGGTGAGGTTAAAGAAAAATTCTTCGACCGAATTATTCAGGTCTCTAATTCCCGATCGCGTGCTAGAAATCGACTGCTCTAAATTTTCCTCAGCTTGTCCCAACTCGTCTTGTAGCCTTAATTGTTCCTTGAGAGTATTAAGGACAGCCGTTTCCTGTTGGGAGCGGTTCTCTGAAATTAAGCGATCGATGGTGGCCGTGTTTTCAAGGTTAAAGCCCATATCCTCTGCCTGTTGCCGGAGGTCTGTCAGCACATCAGCAAAGTCAGGTTTAGTTAAGAGTTCGTTCACCGCGCCCAACTGATCTCGCAAAAAAACTATCCTTGCCTCTAAGGTATTTTGTTCAATCTCATCAAGTCCTAAGTCTCGGACTTGACTTCCTACTCCCGCCGCCCTTGCCCGACGGATAAATTGAACTCTGGCATTGGTAGCATTGCGCTGTAGGGTCTCGTTGAAATACGACGCTTGCTCGTTAAGATTTCTTAAAGCCAAAGTCAATGCGTTGACGCTTTTTTGCAAATTTGACATTAAATCGTCAAACGCAGTCGAAGTCTTATCAATATCCTTTAGTCTTTGTTCTAATTGCGCTCTGATTGATTTTTCTGCATCTTCTGTAATTCCCCGTCTCGCTACTAATTCATCTAAGGTTTTTAGATATTTTTCAATTTCAGCTTTATCGCCTTGCAAGGCTTTTTCAAAACTAGCCGTGACACTTAGTTTTTTATCTCTTTCTTCTATAAGTTTTTGCTGTTCTTTAATTGCCGCCTCATAGCGTTTTTTATCCCCCGCAGGAATATTAAATTGTCGAGAACGAGCTTGAGTTAATTCTTTATCAAGCTCACGAATTTCTTTAATAGTTTTCTCAACGTCAAACTGTTTAAAAAGATTTTTATCTACCTGAGATAGCAATCCCCCAACATTTTCCTGAAAATTAGCAAGCTCTTGCTGTCCTAACGTTGTTAGCATAGGCTCAAAACCTAAAGCTTTATCAATGTTGTTTAAAAACTGCCTAGTCCCCTCTAAATTAAAACCAGTATTCCATCCTAAAATATTCCAATTGCGGGTGGTAACGATTTCTTCTTCGGTTTTAGGTAACTCTCTAGGTATAGCTTGAGTTGCTTTCCCTACATTTTGCAAAGCTTGCTCTAGTTGATTAGCTCTAGTTGTGGCTTCTTCGATGCCTTTTTTTAACTCAGGGAACGCATTATTAGAAAGGACATAAATTGCCGCTCCCACAGCATCAACAGCGAGAGTAATTAAACCAAATTGAATTAAAAATTTAACAAGGGCTTTTTTGATTGCGGCAAATGCTTGTACTGCAACTTGAGCAAAATTTTTAAACAAAACTCCACCACTTTTAAAACTGGCAAATAACTTAGCTAAATCTATAGTAATTTGAGCTAAATCTATAAATAAAGCTGCCCAGAAAATCCCTAAATATTTAACAATAACAGGAATAATTTTGCTTAAGTTTTCGATTCCCGCAGCAAACAAATTAAAGAATAGTTGAGAGCCAGTAATCCAAAACTCAAAACCTCTCTGTAAATTAGTAATTGCATTTTGAAAACGGTTAACCGCTTGAATAGTTGTTTCTGTACTTCCTTGAATTGCGGCATTTTCTGACTGGTAAAGAGCCGCTACTTTGGGAAGAATATCTTCGGCAAATAACAGCCCGTCTTTCATCATATCAGTTAACTGAGCGGGTGCTACCCCTAGTGATCGCGCTAAGGTAGATTCAAAAGCAAGCCCAGGAATCTCGCCCAGCTGTCCACGCACTTCTTCGGCGGATAATTTTCGCTTCGAGATAATTTGATTAATCGCCTGAAACATTCTGGATTGTTCTTCGTTTGACAATCCTCGCAAAGCGGCGGTTTGAGTAAAAGCACTAAATATCTGATCCGTTTGTTTTCCTTGTAAAGGAGTGTAGCGAGTGACAGCGATAAAACCAGCGTAGGCGTTTTCAAGAGTTTGTAAATTTACTCCTAATTTTTGTGCTTCTTCTCGCACAAAAGCTAATCCTTTTGCTCCTTTTTCGGCACTTCCTGTTACAGCTATTAAAGCTGTGCGAACTGACTCTAATTCAACTACTGCGGTAAAAGAAGCGTTGGCCAATTCAGTTATTACATTAACTAAAAACTGAAAAACATTTCCTACGGCTACAGTCGCAATAAATCCGAGAATTATGTCTTTAAATTCTTTAATAATCGGAAATTTTTCAGCTAAAGCTTCGTAAAACTTATCAAACGCATTTTGAGCGGAACTAGCAAAATTATCTAAAACTTTTTCCGTTGCTTGTAAAGTTTGTTCTACTGGTTCTTGCAAAACTTCTTTTACTTCACTAACCCCACGTTTAAAGCCTTCTACAACTTGTTCACCAATTTCTTTAAATACTTTAGAAGGCGATTGAATACCTAATCTCTTTTTAGCTCCCTCAATAGCCGATTCTGCTAACTCTTTTCCGCTATTTCTTACTTTATTTAACCTTTCTTCAATCCCCTTAATAAACCCTTCGCTGGTTTCTGTGCCAACCAGTTGCATTAAACCAGTTTTAGCCCGTCCCTTAAGGTTAGGCTGTCCTTTTAAAACTTCGGTTTGAACGCTAGTTAAATAGCGTTGATTAGCCTCAATTGATTTAGTGCCACTAAGATCAGACGGCACAGCTTCCAGTAAATCCTTGTAAACTTTTCGGGTTGATTCTACTAACGCTAAAATGTTTTCACCAATTTCTAAAGCAATTTGACTTTCCCCGTCCTCAATCGCCATTCTAAACTTTTTAACTTCTGTGGCTACTTTTTCTTTGTAGCTTCCAATCGCTTCTTTTCGCTCAGGAATCGTTAAATTTTTGTAATCAGGAATAATTCCCTTAACTGTTTCTTCTGCTTGTTTTTGAGCATCTTGAACCAATTGATCAAGATAAACAACGTATTGATCAATTAAAGTTATTGGATTGTCAGTCAACCCTGCTGTTTTCTTGGCAAAATCATAGGTTTTAGTGCGAATATTATCAAAAAAGCCTAAGAAACCATTACCAATGCCCACCACTGCCTTAGTGGTTTCGTCAACGCTTTTGTCAATACGATTAAATAAATTTTCAACAGCATTAATCGCAGTTGTGCGCTTCTTAGCTAGTCGCTGTTGTCGATTTAATAATATCTGCTCATCGGTAAGTGATTGTTTAGGCGCGATCGCGAAAGGATCGTATTTATCCAAAGTTTGATTAATCGTTCCCGCAATTTTTCCAGTAACAGGAACTTTGACCCCACGGGCAAAAACGTCAGTCCCGGCCCGACTAGCCAAAAAGGGAGCCACTTGATCCCTGACCGTGCCATCGAGGATACCTTGCTTGATTACCTGATCCGCAATAAAATTTCTGACCTCAGCCGGCAACCCCGGCGCAATCATCCCCGCCACTCCTCGGCCGCTTGCCTTAGCAGTATCCTGAATCGCTCCAATGCCCAATCCAGTAAATCGATCGCCCAAATACTCCCCTAGCAGACCCTCCCCACCCAAAGCCTGACCAGCGCTTGTTAACGCTTCCCGCACTGGCATTAACGCGGTCTTGGTTTGATGGTCTAGGAAAGAAGTTGCCACATTACCCAAAAATCCTTGGGCTGCCACAGATTTCCCCACGGCGTGCAAGGGAGCGGATAAAATCTTGTTTGCTGCCGGCGGTAAATTGGGAATAGCCAAATCGATATTAGGATCGGCTATGGTTTTGATAGTGCGATTAATCCCGTCCCCGATCGCAGTTTCTAACCACGATGGCATCAAAGCACTAATCAATTGATTGGCTCCCGTGGCTTGCATCACGTCGTTAATGCCCCGACCAACCACCGACCCCGTGACATACCCGACGGCGGTTTTCCGAAGCGTATTAGGTAAAAACTTTCTATTGTTGCCAAATTGTTGCCAGAATTCAGCCGTAGCCGGGGACATTCCTTGCTGTTGAAGGGATCGAAAATTGGAAACATCCTGGAATCCCGTTTCCGCAATCAAGCGCCCGGCCATCCCCCCCAGATACCCCCCAACTGGATCCCCAGTTAAGCCGCGCCCCAGCATCGCCCCCGGAATAGTCCCCAACAGACCGGCTAAAGTCCGATTAATTTCTTTGCCTAGATTAGTCCGAAGCTTTTCCCAAAAAAGGATTAATTGAGTTTGGGTTCGCTTGACGAACCCTTGATTTAACTGTTCAACGTCAACCCAAAGCCCTGGCTCAATTTCTATGTCGGTTTGAGCTTTTTTAACCTCTAAACCCCTAGCTAAGGATTCCCTTAGCGTTTTTTGGTAAGTATCAAGTTGTCCCGCCAGCGGGGCAAGTCCTCCTCCTCTAGTCGGCTCGGCTTCAATATCCACATTGTTGCGGGGACCAATAGGAAGTTCCACAGGTCCCACAGGAACAACGTCAAGACTGCGATCGGGAGGCTGATTTCCGCTTCCGTCAGGTCTTCCCGGAGTATCCGTCCGAGTCGGAACTTGATTAGGTTCATTTGGTTTTATTTGTAACTCTACACTTGGAATGTTAGCACTTTGTCTTTTTCTAGTTCTGCGTTGTGGTTGCGGTGTTTTTACACTAGAAGCTGATGTTTGTGCTTGATTTTTTTCAAAATCACCTTGCACATCAGGCAAATTAACCGTTTCGTTATTAACATCGTCTAATTCAATTACCCAAAAATCACGGCCAAATTTTTTAACTCGTCTTTTACCAACAACTTTAAACTTAGAATTAGGCGGAAATAAAACCTCCTCATTAGTAAAAGCTTCTATTTCTGAAATATCTTTTCCACCTTTGTTTGCGTTTATTTCCCAGACAACATTTCCTGGATAACGCATTGTTTGATTTTTAGTTGTGCTAGTAAATCCTTTTTCTTCAATAACTTGTCCTACTTTATAATATTCATCAGGATCAATGCCCATAGTGGCAAAATCCAAGCCTCGATAAGTTTTCCCTTTAAATCCAGGCAATCTATTTAATCCACTTGTAGCAACTTTAATATTTTTATCTGCGCTACGTATTAAGTTTTTTTCTTTAATGTCTAACTTTTCAGCTAAAGGCTTTGATTGTCCTCGCAAAACTTGATTCATTTCTTTATACCCTTGCGATTCGGTATAATAATAAATCGCCATTAACTCTTCAAATTTTAATTTGTTTTGCCCTCTAAACCTAAACAAAATCTTGCCGAGTTTTTTATACAAATCTTTACGATGTTTTTCTAAAAACTCAATATAAGCTAATTGTTCTTTTGGGCTTAAAAGTTGTTTTTTTTGCCTTGTTTCGTTAATTTTTATTTTTTGATTATCAGGAAGCTTTTCTTCTTTGGCAATTTCTTCTTTTAAAAAATTTTTTCTTTTTTCTAATGTTTCATTAATTTGTTTATCACTAAAAGATTCTTTATCAGATTTTTGCCGAATTGTTTCAATAAATTGCGGAACTGCGAATCTTACGTTTGTTTCTTTTGACCATTTTGCCCATAAGTCAATAAAAGCATGGATTGCATCTTTTGGATCAACCTTATTGTTTAGTTTTTGCCCTTGTTGATAAACTAACCTTTCTAATAAATTATTGCCAAAAGTTTTTTTATTTGTTCCACCTGATCCACCGCTTGGTTTTTTAGGAGGAGAACTTGAACTATTTCCTGTATTTTCGTCAGGATCTTCTTTGTCTTTAAAATTTAGTTGAGTGTCTTCACCAAAAAATCCTTTTTTAAATTCATTAACAAGAACGAAAGGATAGCGTGCCGCTTTTCCTGTTTGCTTGCCTAAAAAACGGCTATTAATTCCAGTTCCTTGCTCAAAGCCGCTAGTAAATCTTTGCCCTAAAGTTCCTCCTATTCCATAAGTAAATCCTGTTGTAAGATTTTTGATAAAATTACTGCGTTCACTTGTTTTAAACGTGACTTTTGACAATTGCTGACTAATTGCTTTAGCCAAATCTGCATTATCTGGTTTTTTATGTGGAAACTCACTAACTTTAACGGTAAGCACAACACTTGATAAATGCTCACTAATTGCCTTAGCTAAAGCAGTATTATTTGTTTTTTGATATAAAACTTGAAATTGGTCTTTAGCAGACTCGCTTTTTTTTGCTGCGGTTTTTTTTGCAACGTGCGACGGTGCGGAGTCGCCTCCGCTTTTTCGAGGTTTTTTAATAGTTGTTTCTTTTTGTGGTTTTGTGGCAAGATTGTCACCTTGAACATTAGTGACAGTTTTTGATTTTTCTTGCTTGGGAGTGTTCTTAACAATGGATGGTTTTTGTAAAGGAGTTGATAATTTTTTTTGGGTTTGTACAATTACTGAACTGGCATTCAAAACTACTGATCCAGTTTTTATTTGCAAGTTTCTAACTTGTATTGTGCTTGGAAAACCAAACCTTTTAGGCTGCTGTTGTGATTGTTTTTGTAAAAGATTGCCAAATTTTTCTAAATTTGATAGCCCAATACTGAATACATTAATCGTTCGGTTGATCTGTTCGATCGCATTAACAACCGCAAAAAATCCCGACAAATCTGCTCGCATGACTATTACCCCAACTCTTTCAATCTTTTCTCGATCGCTTCCTTATTGCCTTGCGCGGCGATAGCCGATTCCAAGAGGTTGAGTTTCCTTTCCTCTTTCTCAATCTCTACCGCCGCCTCAGCAAATAATTTAATCTGTCCGTAGGTGTACTCCTGAATTTCTTGCCAGGAGTGGCCAAATCGAATTAGCCTAGCGACTCGGATTCCCCAGTCGTCACCTCCGGAGTCTCCCCGTTGGGTTCTGCCACTGGGCCGGGATTGATTTTCTTGCCTATCCGGGAGAAAAAATCCTTATTCTGATCAATCACCTCAGACAACAAAGCAAAAACCTCATCATAAGTTAGCTCATCAATTTCTTCAGATTCCTTGCCAGAAACAAGGCTCAAAAGCTTAACAATATCGACTAATACCGAGTAATCTTCCTCGCTTTTTTCGAGTAAAAAACTAACGATTGATCCCGTCGTTACGTCTTCGCCGCCAAGAATAAATTGAACATATTTCTGAATAATTTCTAAAGCAGTGTTAAACTGCTTAAACTTAAACGGCTTAAGAACTAAGTCTCCTATCGAAGTATTAAAACTGCGATCGGGAATTAACACAGACAACTGATTCTTTTTGGTGGCCATAAATAACAAAAAGGACGGTTTTGCCGTCCGTTTAAACATTAGACTACAACAAACTAACCATCTTGATTATACCGTAGAAACCCGATAAAATCCGCCTTCATAACCTGGTACAGTATCTAATAACGGCTCATACAAAGCTTCACCGATTAGTTCTAATTGCATCCCTGGGAAATTATTTTTAATAAAATCCAAGGCCGAAACTGGATTAAATCGAACTTTAAACACTTCGGCAATTATTGGAGCTTGATCTCCAGCGATATTTACTCCATTAAAACGCACCCATAGTTCAGTGTTAATTCGACTAAATCCAGTAACTCGATCCATCTTTCCAGCAGTATAATTAGCGCGCACTTGAACAGCATCAGGATTAGAGGGCGTAAAAATGCCGCTATCTTCAGGAATAAAAATTTCTCCAGTTTTCAAATTTACGATCTGATAATCAGTTCCCGCAACGTAAGTAGTAGGCTCTGTTTCTGCGCTAGTTAAAGAGGTAAAAGCGGTAGCATTTATCCTATTTAAATGGAACGAATAACCACGGTGAGCAGTGTGGGCTTCTGCTGTCACAGTACCAGCAGCAATTGACAAAGAATTGCCAAACATAGCGACGGCTAAATTCTCTTTGTCAATATTTTCCATCCTAATAGTGACCTGAGCCATCTGTTGGTTTTCAAATTTTTGGTCTTTTCGGTTAAAGCCTGTGTTGCTTTCAAAATGTTCCAGAGTTTGCGTCTGGGGCGCAATGATAAAGCCATCCTCTGGCACGTTTCCGACATATCGAGATTTTTCTTTTGCTCGTTTAGTTATTGGGTCAATTTCATCTAAAAATACTTTGCCCTGACCTAAAACATAATAATCTGACATAAAAATAAGCCTCCTTTGTTTATTTCAATTTTACCTTAAAAATCTTGATCGTCATCCTCTTGATGATTAATTTTAAAAATTGGCTTAGAATTTGTGATGCGCTCATTATTGACAAATTCGATAAATTTATCTAATTTATGCTGAGTTTTTGTCAATTTGTTCGACACCCGCCTCACATCCTCTTTCGCCGTCCCTGCTGTGTTATCAATTTGTTGGCGCAATTCGTGTAAACTAGACTTAATAAACTCAAAATCTTTAATTAATAAATCAATTTTATTTTGATTATCTTTTTTAATATCCTCGACGCTATTTTGCAAGCGCACTAAAAAAACAATTCCCCCAATTATGATTACCCAGTTATTTTCGAGGAATTTACCGATGTTAAAATCGTGATAAACTTCTTCTTTTTTTACTGGTTCAGCTTGAGTTGGATGGCTATAACCAGGATTAATTAACAATACGTTAACTGCAAGTAAAAAGTTTATCATTCTAAAAAATCCCGATACTGTATTTTAAGTTTAACCTTAATCTGCAAAGTTTTTTTCCCTTTGGTTTCTACTATTTTTTCGTTATTAACCATGTTAGCATTACCTCGCAAAACCAAAAATTTATCTAAGCAATTTTCTAAATCTTTCAAAATCTGAGAAGAAACAGTTAATAAATTATCATCAACGATTTGCCAATAAACAGCAATTTCTACACATAACACTTTTTCATAGGGATAATTAACCTGGAGAACTTCCTCGACGGTATCCTTAAAAGCTAACACCGATTCTCCATATTCAAAATCGGTGTCTTGCCAGTAAACAACATTTTTACCAATATTAGTTAAATAATTATTAGCTACGGTAATATTTTTTAACCGTGATTGCAAATCTTCTAAAATTTCTAAACGCTTGCTACTCATTCTTTTAAATCCAACTCAGTAAATTTACCATCATCAATCGGACGAATACCTACTACCTCATATTTAGTATTCTCAATAACAATTATAGCCCCGTGATTTAAATTAACAATATTTTCGGTCTTTGCTGTAGCAATCAATGACCGACCTTCTATGCTAATGTCCATTCGTGAGTGAAACTTGTCAAACAAAACAAAAAAAGAGTTATTGCCGCCATTAACCACAGCAATAACCCCAAAATCTTCCAAAAACGCGTCAAGATTTTCGCTAAACATCAGCCATGCCAAATTAAAGACGACGAGCTTTTTTCCTCTTCATCCTCACCATCATCTTCATCTTCTTCATCTTCCTCAATAGAGACAACTTCAGGTACATAAACCACAATATTCGGTTCATGGAAAGCTCCGTATTTAGAAGGTAATTCAACTACATCTCCCTGAAAATAGCAAACATTTTCATGTTCGATTGTCCGTTCGGGTTTAACCTTATACAGTGGCATTTTTAGGCTCCTTAACTTTAGATACTTCTTCAACCATGTGCTTAACTTGATTATACTGTTCAGGGGTTAACTCAATCTCATTTCCCCCCTCAAAATATTGAGTAGATTTACCCGTTTGTAAGGCCATATTAAAGCCCGTCCGAACCATGTATTTAGCCATGTTAGTAATTAATTAAAGAGTAGTGATCATATCCGTGATAACAGCAAACGATTCGGGGTTGCGAATATTAATGTCGATGCTTTGCATACAACGCACCTCAACGCTTCCCGACGGGAACACATTAGACGAATACGGATTAGCCAACACCTCAAGAACACCCCACTCACCGATTAACAATTGCGGCCAGTTGCCAAAAATCAGAGCGCTTAAATTTGTCCCTCCACCTTTAGTTAGATTAGCAGGAATTTGATTAGTGACGTAGAAAGGATAACCACACAAACTATTCCCCGGTTCTTTTAGTAAAAAATTACCTTCCGTCCCACCTGATTGAATAGGAGTGGTCATCAGCTTGCTCATCACTTGGGGATTCGTTAACCACGCTGTGCCACCTAAATTTGCGTTGTCAATTGCAATCTCTCGGATCAAACCGACAATACTTCCCCACGTCGGTTGTCCCCCAGCCCCACCTAAAGCTACCGACCCTACACCCGAAGTATTTAAAATCCCTCTAGGTTGATTCGATAAGCCAGTCCCAGAAATCGCCGCCGTATCAATAGCCAAAGCAATAATCGAAGCAAAATCATTTCTGATAAAAGCCTCAATATCAATGCTGGACTGCATCATCATCGTTCGGGTATATCTGCTTAATGCCCCAACGGTTTTCATTCGCAGAGGAATCTGTTTAAACGTCCCTTCCGATTGCGTTAGGTCGTTTCCTTCCCCAATCCAGTAAGAAGTCGCCGCCGTGGCTTGACCCGGAATATCCACATTACCCACCAGACCCGACATCATTGAAGCGCCCAACTGCATGACCATCGCCCTATTTCGGAGCAGGTCAATAAACTCTTGTTCCAGTAAATCTGTTTGCACAGTAAAACCACCAGTAGGGTTTGCTCCGACGGCATAAGTGTCCCGTTGGCTTAAATTCGATTTAGCTTTTAAATCTCGCACCGGCATAAAAAATCCGTTAGTAGGCCGGCCTATTCTTTTTGCAATCTCATTGCTACATTCAAGCTCAAAACCAGCACCTTCGCTCATCCCAAAAGCCACGGCGTTAATTGCCCTAACTAGAGAATACTGCCGTTGTTCCTTTTCTGACAATCCTAAAGAGGTATCGATCGCCTGTGCCACTGGTCGTTGTTCCGGGCGCATTTTATCCAAAAAAGTTCGTCTAGCGGTATTTAAATCCGTGCCATCGTTTACCAAAGATCGGGCTAAATCGCGCATCTGAAAATTTTCGCCCATAGCCAAAATTTCTTTAGTTCGCTCCAATTCCTCATTACGCGCATCTAATACGCTTTTTTCCATTGTTTCCATAATCAAACCTCTTTTTTCCTCTATTTTACTATCTATTAAAGATCGTCCGATGCCCACCGTCGGATCTGCCGGGACGCTTACCAAGCTAATTTCGTAAGGTGTCCATCGTTTTCCGATGAAACCATAATTTTCCTCTCCAATACCTATTTCCTCGTATTCTTCCACAGAATACAAAAAAGAAGCATTAGTGATAATTCCATCGGCGACGTCTTGCCGATATTCCTGAATACTTGGCTTTTTACTCCATCTCGCTTGACAATAAGCTTTTTTATTCGTTACCCAGACCCGTTCAATTTTCCCTAAAACAATATCTCGATCATGATTCCAAAGCAAATTCATCCCGGCTAATCTTTCTAGATTAATTGCCCCTTCCTCATGGGATAAAATCTCTTTATAATAATACATATCTACAGGATACTCCGACGACCAGCTAAAACTAAAAGTTTCGCCGTCTTCTGCCTGCCGCTCAAACTTCACATCTCGGAAATGTTTAATGCCAGTTTCTGGTTTATTTTGCATAAGCCCTCCTACTGATTTTATTTTACACAAAAAAAGAGAAAACCTTTTCAGGCTTCTCATCGTTTCCTCGTTAACAGTGAAAAATTTATTTATTAATAAGGTGATCTAGACTTTTAAAACCCCCCGCCGAAAAACGCAGGGGATTTTTAATCATTTTACTACCACAATCAATATATCACAAATTTTTTAATCTGAGCGAAGTCGAAGATTAGACTTGTACTTTAAACTGCGAAACTGTTTTTCGGTCATAATTACTGGCTCCACAGACTGACTGCCAGTATCCACAAGATCAATTTGATAAGTTGCCAATAAATCCAATTCTCGCCGGCGCGTCTTGACAATATCCTCAAAATCTTTACCCGATTCCGCCGCAATTTCCGTTAACGTTTTGAACCCGGCTTTAACCGCTTCAATATTGGCATTGACCTCTTTTAACGGGTCAACCCAAGGCCAACCGCGAGAGGTAAACTTAGGCTTGCAGTAATGGGCGCGATTTTGAAAATAATCATCAATTTTTACCCGACCTGACAACACCGCCACATCAAGCCATTCCCGATAAAAAGGCAATAAAAAGCAATTAATAAACCAATTTTGTAAAACCTGATAACAGTCCCTTTCTTGCAGTAAAGCCGTTCGTGCGCTTGAATAAGAAGTGCTACTAAAATCACCAGTAAAAGCCTCATAACTGATTCCCGTAGCAATTGCAGCCGATCGCAGAAGGGATTTTAAAAACTCAGAACCATTATCATTAGGAGTCGAAGGTATGAAAGCTTGCACTTGTTCCCCCGGTTGCAAGACGATTGCTTCCCCAGAATCTAAATCCCAGGTTCGATCGCCGTTTTCCGTTTCACCAGCCAAGACCACATTTTCAGGGTCAGGGGTAGTGATAAACGCATTAATCAAAGCTTGGGCGCGAGCGGTGGTAATCTTCGCATCCTCAAAAGCATTCATCTGCCGGCATCTATTAATCACCGCGTGCAGCCACGGCACTCCCCGCGTCTGTCCCGGTCGATCTGACAAAAAGAGGTGATAGACATCATCAGCCGCAATCCTGATTAACTTGCCATTTTCCACTGCCCGGGTAAACTGAGTATCGCCGGGGTGGTAAGGGTACAAGTGATAAGCCACGGGTCGCTGCCACTCGTTTAATTCCACGCCCATCTTAATCAGATTTCCCCCGTAGCCACTCACCGCGTGGGAATCACACAGTTGATCTGATTCAATAATCTCAAGGGCGATCGGAATCGGAGAACCCCCAAAACTCGATCGAATTACCCGAAACAATACCTCACCAGATTCAGCAACCGACTTAATCGCTAATCTCTGTAAATCTCCAAAAGTCAGCTTTCCGGCAGTGTGACAATAATTAGCCTCTTGCCATTCAAGCCAAGCATCCTCAATCTGCTGATTCAAATCATCATCTAATCTATCCCCGCGCTTCCGCTTAACCTGACTCTGAAACCCCAACCCCGTGCCAATGATATTATTGGGGAGAGTCGCTTGAATGGCGTGTTTAAGATAAGGATTATTACGGATCAAATCACGCGATCGATTCCGTAAGCGCACCAAATCAGACCGCAGATCAGAATCGGCAGAACTGGAACTAACCAACCAATCAGAATTACTTCGATTAAGCCTTGCTCCATCGTATCTGCGCTTCGGCAAATCCGAAACATTTGCGGATTTAGACTTTTTTTTCGACTTTCCTTTTTTAGCCATACTCCCTACGGAATCGAATTTTTAAATTAGCAGACTCCCCTCGCAAAGCCTTCCCCTCTCGGTAAACCTGAAACTTTAATCTAGTTTCCCATTCCCTCAATTCAGAAAGATTAGCGCGGGTAAACTCTCGCTCACCGATTTGATATGCTTGCCCGCTACTCAAAACCGATTGAATTGCCGTCCTCACTTGCCCTAACAACCTCTCAGCTTCCGTCGCTGGATCATAACTATTCAAACTCAGAAAGTTGGGTTCAACCTTTATTCTACCCGTGTCAATAGTTTCTCGATTTCCGTCCACCGTTCGGTAAGCTTGCCAAGAATAAACTCCGGGGGGCAAGTTCCCGGAGTCGTCCGAACTTATCACAGTAACAAAATTATTATCCTCGATCGTCGCCGTAATATTTAAGGAAACTCCTACACCCCGAATCGCCCACGACAAACTCCCCTCTGTTAAGGGGTCAGTCCATCGAACATAATCGCCAGCGACAATTTTCTCAGGGATTCCGAGCATAGGACAACTCTCACTTTTCTCACTTCTATTATCTTAATTCTAAATTCCTAATCAGTTCTCTAATCACCTCAGTTTTGGTTCTTTTCGTTTTTTTGCAGTAATTTTCCAAGATTGCCAGTTCAATAAATTAAATGAGTATCTGATAAGATATAATTAAAGCACCAATAATTTTCGCTTTCTTGGAACCCCCCTTCCAAGAATTTTTCATTTTTACCATTTTGTTTATGATTATTGCTTTGTTTGTAATTTTTGTGCTTGGGCTTTTATTTACCTTGCTTTACTATCAAACTCAAAATAATTCTTATGGCGGTTATCAACCTAAACAGGATAAACCTATAGGAAAGCCTCCTAACTGTAGCTCTAATGTTAAAAAGCCGTAAGCTTATTTAGCATTTTTAAAAGTCGGGTACAGGAGTCGAACCTGCTATTGAAAGCTTATGAGACTTTCGTGATAATCCGTTTCACTCACCCGGCATCATCTATTATACACCAAACTTATCCTTACCCCTTGCACTCTTTAAAAACCTTGCTAAAAACCGAAACCCCAACCGTGACCCACTAAAATTAGGGTCTCTATAAACAAAAGTTTTAGCTAAATCATCTTGAAAAACTTCTACTAACTGATAAGCCATAATTACCACCCCTTAACAAATCCTGACCCGCGCCGTGACCGTTCCTTAACAGGTTTCTTGACTTCCCGTTCTGTTGGTTCGATTTCCTCAGTAATTGCGGGGAATAATTGCGATTCTAACTTATCCCAATCAATCCTCGCAATGCCCACAGAAACCGCCGCAGCATAGGCATAAACCAAACAATCAAGAGCTTCATTCCGATTGCGAATCTGAATCCACTTTCTCCGGTGCTGGCCGTTAATCATCGTGCTAACCACCTTTTCCGCCGTCAGCTGCTCGAAGTATTCCTCATCTATCTGGGGAAAGTGAAAATATCCCGGCCCCGGTTCAATCAACTTTAACCGTGAAAAAACAGTAGATTTAATCGTATCCGTCCCAATTGGCCAAACCGCGACCCCTTTCTTAATCGTTTTACCCCGATAGTTAACATCAATCAAAGAAGGTCGAGAAATCGGCGGTTTCCACAATGAGGACGACCCCTTAACAGCATAAATCTTAGAACGCACGCGGACATAGTTGTACACCGTCTGGGCCGCATACCCAGTATCGATCGCCGCTAGGGTAATTCCCAACTCTCCCAACTCGTGGCTATAAGTGGCATTGAGGATAGCATCAAGCTCATGCCAGATCTTTTCCTGATCAGGATTGCCAAACAACTCAGTATGATAGATTAACCACGCTTCCTCTTTCCGACCCCACCCCCACACCGAAACCGCTAACCGATTAGCTTGCACGTCAATTCCGGCAGTAAGTACCAGCGCACCACGGGGAACCGAAAGCGGGTGGTAAGGTTCGCGACGGGTAAACAGATTTCGCCACAGTAACCCCTCCCCACTCCCATCATCGTAGGGCAACCCTAAAGAAGTATTCCAGAAAACCTTGAGTAACTGCGGATCATCCTTTGCTTCCAGATAAGCCCGGACTACATCAGCGAAAGACCGCCATGGCGAATACAACTCCGAGAGATGAAAGCCTGCGATCGAGCTTCCCAGATTAGTTCGCACCCAATGCCCCTCAGCTAAAAAAGTAGGCTTATGCGCGTCGGTAATCTTCCCAAAACAGGACACGCACTCATACCACGCCTCAACCTTATCGCTGGATTTACTCTTTTCCCATTTCACCCGCTCCCAAACCAACGGCTGTAACTTCTGGCAGTGGGGACAAGGCACATGATAAATCCGTTTATCCGATCGCTCCCAGTCTTTCTCAATCCGAGAAATCCCCTTAATCGTTGGGGTAGAAACCTTGACGATGACCCTATTCCAGAAAGTGGCAGACCGCTTAATAGCCAAATTTACAGGATCACCCTCAGACCCTGCTGACGGGGGGAACCGATCCACCTCATCAAAAAGTAGCACCCGAATAGGACGGCTTGCTAAACTTGCCGGGGAGTTAGCCCCCGACAAAGTGAGATGTCCTCCCGGGAAGACCTTATGTAAAATCTCATTCCCCGAATCTCGCATCCGTCGGTCTTTGACCAATCCCGACAAAGCAGGGGAATCCCTCAGCATCGTGGCAATCCTATCCTTACTAATTGCCTCGGCCATTTCGATCGTTGGCTGCACCATCATAATAGGAGCCGGATCTTGGTGCATAAAATACCCAATCGTATTCAACACCGCTTCCGTCTTCCCCGTCTGTGCCGAAGCCATAATCACCACTTCCGGAACCGTGCCAATCGTGTCCAAAATCTCTCGAAGGTAGGGAACCCGCGCCGTTCGCCACTTCCCTGGCTCTGCCGAAGCCTCCGGGGAAAGATACCGGAACTCATCAGCCCAATCAGAAATTTTCAGTACCGGCGGGGGCGGCCAGACTGATTCAGATACCTTAATTAATAATTTCTTGGGATTCCCCAGATTCCACTTCAAAACCTTTACTTAATTCCCACAAAACTTCATGTATTGCCAATTTTAACCGATTTTCCACGGCGATCGGGTCATTTGTAATCGCTAATTCAGGTGCTAACTTACTCGGAATAGCCAACAACCGCGCCCTAGAATTACCAACCAACCCACTCCAAGCCCGCTCACACTCAGAAGCTTCTAATAATTCCCCTTGCCGGACAGCATTTTCTAACTCAATCTTATCGGCTTGAGCAGATGTCAACCTTGTCTTTTCCGCAAAATAATTGTTTTTATCATTTTTCTGTTCTTTATCCTCAATCTGCTTTCTCAAATAAGCAATTATCGACTTAACAATCGGTTCCATCTCATCACTATCAACAATATACCCACGATCATGCCAATAATTGATCGTGCTGTTAGGAATATCCGTATATTTAGCGATCGCAGTAAAAGAAAGCATCTTTTTTCCCGTTGTTTCTCAACAATAGTATATAAAAATTCTGTCCCTAGCCAAAAAACGCGCCTTTGGATGG